GCCAATTCTGAGCAATAGATCGAGACTTCACAATCATCAACTCCGGCACAACGCCTAAGTTATGACTCACAGTGCGGTTAGCACCCGTCCCCGTATAGCAAACCACATCAAAGAAGCCGGGGGCGCGGACAAACGCGTAGTTAAGCCACGGCTCTCCGTTCAAGTTGTAAGTGCCGTCAACAAAATTGACGAAGTTGTTTCGAAGCGTACCCGCAATGAATGCAGTTTGATTTACTTCCGCACTCGTTTGCTGCGTATAAAGCGAGTAACCGAAGCCCCTCAGCCTATCCATCCACGGCGTTGAATACCCTCCGTTTCGACGCCACTGCATGAAAGAGTCGTAGTTGATGTTTACGTTCTGCTGCAATGCCGCGCCCGTTCCAGTCCATGTCGTAGGCTGAAACACACTCGTCCCCGTCGTCGGAGTTTTCATCGGGCCGCGACGGATGGCGATGTAGATGTAGGTCTCTCCGGTAGCGTTCTCTGATGAATTGCTTGTTATTACTTTAAATCCCGTGGAAGTTATGGCAAATCTTCCAAGATTTGAATACTCGGGATCAGAGGCGTTTGCATATAGGTAAGAATTGTTGTCTGTCGTCAACTCTCGCATTACATCCATCAAGAACCAGTTAGAAGTTCCGGAGGCTCTTTTTACCAATAACCACTGTGGCTCGTATCCAAGCGTGATCGTCGGGCCTGTTGTGCTGCCATTGCCCGTATAAGACCCACACGAAATCACATTGTCCGTACCCGTCAGGCCAAAGCCTCCTGCGTCGTGGGCGAAGAGGTAGGCGACGTAGGTAACTCCGTTATCGTTTACTGCGCTTGCGGTTCCAACGGTAAATTGCGTTGATGTTGGCGCTGTATCATTCCAATATGAACTTACCGCTACAGACGCTCCAGTTGTGTTTAACAACAAAACTTTAGTTGCACCTTCTGATCTGTGGTAAACAGCCCAGAATCCTGACGCGCTTGTAGATTTAACAATAATGCATCCAGGGGTTGATCCTAAGTTATGAGAAATTGCTCGATTACTTCCATTCCCCGTATACGTCACCACATCAAAGAACTTCGGCTGCTTGCGGAATGTCCATGAGGCATACAGGTTTCCTGCTGTGCCATTAGTGTTGCTGTCAACACCAACAGAAAATCCCGTAGAACTTAAAGCACTGACGTTATCGGTATTAAAAAACTGCTGGGATGAGGCATTGGACATCAAAAAGTTACCGGCCCCCCGCACGGTATCACTAATGATATTGTTGGTAGCCGATGACCTATTCTTAATCCACAGCATCCCACCTTTCCCCGCCAGATCAATGCCAGTGGTGATGGTCTGCGTAGAGCCATTGCCGGTGTAGAGCCACGTCGAGAACACGTCCTCGATGTAGTTGGCCGCGGCCTGCTGAAGCGTCAGGCCGAACCCTTGGGCTGACGCAGCACCTTTGGTTTCAAGCAACGGCATCGTCTACCCCTTATGCAAACTTGGTTTGCGAAGCCAGGACCGTGAACGTGGCGCTACCAGTTTTGATGATCGTGTAGACGTAGGCGTCAATGCCACTCGCATTGCCTGCGCTCGGGGCCGTGCCGCCTTGCCACTTCGGCGTGACGCTGCTGCCGTCGATCTGCACCGCACTGTTGTAGTACGCAGTTGCGCCTTGGGTCACCAAGAAGGCCACTGTCAGAGACTGACCCGTGGACATCAACGTGTTCAGGCTCGTTCCGCTCGATCCCCGGAAGTTCACCGTCCAGTTCGCAGAAGCGTTGGAGGTGTAGAACAGCACCGACTGGGTGGTGGTGTCGTAAGCAATCGTGCCCGTCGCAGCAGTTGCGGAGATGGTCGTCACCTCTGCGGTGTCGCTCAGAACCGCCCCCAGGACGCTAGAAGAGCCCGTCAGGGTCTGCGTAGCGGTGAAGGTCTGAGCCAAGCCCAGAACGGCCAGGGTGCTCGTGGCGTCCGGGAGCGTGAGAGTCTGGTTGCCTGACAGCGTTGCAGGCTGAAGTGTTGCCCGCAGAGATGAAGAACCCCCCGCCCGTCCGGCCAGGATGATGCCGTCCTGAGAGGTAGTCCCGGTTCCGAAGACCTGACCGCTGTTGTTGTAGAAGGTGTTGGCGCCCGTGAAGTTGTTGTTCCCAGGCTGAGTCGCGGCGTTGCCACCGTTGCCGCCGATCTGGGCGTACACCTCCCAGGTGGTGCCGTCGTAGACCAACTGGACACTGACACCGGTGATGTCGCAGACCAAGTCCTGAGCGATTCCACCGATGGTAGAGCCGTTGCGGCCAACCGTCAGGTTGTTGGTACCCCAAGATGCTCCGGCATCAGCCACGACAACCTGAGCGCCCGTAGCAGGCGTTGCAGGCAGCGTGATGGTGAACGCACCACCAGAGGTGTCAGCCAACGCGCCTTGCTTGTCCGTCAGCGTGATCGGCGTGGTCGTGTAGATATAGGTCAAACCACCGGCAGGCAGGGCAGCCGAAGTCCAGGTAGTGCCGTTGGAGGTCAGGACGTTTCCATTGGCGCCAGAAGAGGTAAGACCAGTTCCACCTGCCGTTGCGGGAACCACCTTCCAACCGATGACCTGAACAGCACTTGCGTTGTCCTTGTAGAACAACTTGCCGTCGGTGACGTTGATGGCCAGTTCGCCGTCTGCAAGGTTCCCCGCGGTCGGCGCGGCCGAAGCCGTAGAGGTTCTGTAGAGTTGGATCGGGGTGAAGCCTGTTGCAGCCATCAGAAGGTTCCTCCAGAGATGCCACCAGTAATCATGCCGGTGGAAGGATTAGCGGTCAGACCAGTTGCCACCTTAGTAGGCAAGTTCCCGGTATTTGTACTGTAAATGCCGAGGAAGTAGTTGGCATTGGTGCTGTCTACCGCCACTCCGACATTCGTTGCATTGGTGGCGTTTGTGGCCGTGCCAACCGTAATGGTTGACGGATCAGTCCATGACGGAGCAGACCCTGTAGAAGTCAGAATCCGGCTTGCCGCGCCAATCGCCAGTTTGTCAAAAGATGTGGTGGTGTTGGCATAAATGATGTCGCCTGCGGCATAACTGGTGATGCCAACCGCGCCACGATCTACCCCAAACGATCCAGATGTGACTTGCGATGCGGCGATCGCAATCGAGGTGTTGGTCGCAGAGGTTATTTGGCCCTGAGCATTGACCGAGATCGCCGGGACAGAGGAAGCACTCCCGTAGTTCCCGGATGTCACGCCGGTGTTGGCGATGTTGAAGGTGTAGGCAGGGGACTCATTCAGCCCAGTCCCGGCTGAGTAGGTCAGCGGCGCACCGAACTGCGAGAAGACGATTCCCGTCGTACCAACCGTGACTGGCAGCGGAGTCTGCTGCACCCACGAAGTATTGGCATTCGCCGTACCCGCGGTGATCAGGAAGAAGTCGCCCTGATCGATCTGGTCAACACCAGAGCCCGCGGTATCGAAGTCAGTCGCACGGGTCAGGATGTACACAGCACCGGCGCTACCCGTCTGCGTGACGGTATAGACGCCGTTGTACGCAGCGTTACCTTCGTTCTTGATCAGAACCCGCTTGCCAACATCCGTCGGGGAAACGAAGGTGTGGCCATCAATGACCAGAGCACCGTTGACGTTCCCGGTCAGGGTTGCTCCAACACCGGAGATGCCGTTGTTGTAGGTGTTCGCCGCAAGAGCCGTAGTCGTGGCGTAGACGCAGGACTGGTGGAAGTTGATGCCTGAGGCGATCGAATCCGCGTAGGTCTTGTTGACGATGTCGTTGCCACTGACCGGAGCCGTGGTGATCGTCCCGGAAGTCATCGTCACCGAAGTGAACGTACCCGCAGCAGGAGTCGTCCCGCCGATGGTCGTGCCGTCAATCGCCCCACCCGTGATGGCCACAGAAGTGGCGTTCTGGGTGGACATCGTGCCCAGGCCAGACACCTGAGTGTTCGAGATGGCGATCGTGGTGTTGGTGACATTGGTCACGACACCCTTGGCGTTGACCGTGAACACCGGAACAGCAGAAGCCGTACCGTAGGTCGCGGCAACCACGCCAGAAGCGGGAAGGTCGTCGTTGGCCAGAGACCGGAAAGACGGAGTCCCGGAAGATCCGTTCGGAGACGCCAGAACCAGATTGGCTGCCTGAGAGGCCCAGGTGGCCGTCAAAACACCTGCAGAGGTCACCGGAGAGTTCGTGACCGTGAAGTCTGCAGGCATCGACAAGCCCACAGAAGTCACGCCAGTTCCGGTGGTGATCGCGCCCCAGACGTTGTTGGCGTAGCCCTCAAAGACCGCCGTCTGAGAGTTGTAGCGCAGCGTCCCGTTGACAGGCAGCAGAGGACGAGAAGCGGTGTTCCCCGTGGGAACCACGATACCCTCAGAGCCAGGAACGACCGGGTTGTCGGCCAGACCAATGACTGGATCAGCAGAAGCGCCTGTGCCGTTCGCTACGTCGATTTCTGAGGCTGTCCCTTGGATTGCCCTGAACGTGACCGCAGAAGGCCCTGAGAGGGCCAATAGACCCGTTCCTGAGGCATTGGCCAGGGACAGGACGTTCCCATCCAAGGAGAAGGTCGGGTTGCCAGAGATCCCGTCACCGTTGGCGATCGACAGGCCCGTGGTTCCGGAGATCAGAGTTCTGCCCGTTAGGGTGGTCGGGCTCGTCTTGACCTGAATGCCGTTGCTCGACCCTGCAAGGCTTGCTGCCGCACCTGTGAGGTTCAGGCGGAAGAAGGACAGCGAACCCCCATCCGTCAGGGTGAAGTTCGCGTCGGTCGAGAAGTACCGGCTGTTGGGAAGCGTCGGCTCGTTGTTGACCGTCAGGAACGACTGAGTCTGGGTCGGACTGTTGGCAATCGCCGCGGTCGTGGTCTTGTACGTCCCGCCGTTTTGAACGATCGGAACGAGTTCAGTGCCCGTTATTGGCCCCGCATCCGGGAGTTGGGTGATGGTTTGATTAGCCATTGGGTGTCACCGAAATTCCGTCGAGGTTACCGTTGTTCTCGGGCGTGTCTGTGTTGCCCTCGGTCGAGATGATGTAGTCACCATCATTGTCCGTCACGAGGTTGTTCGGGTCTAGTGCCACAGACACATCCGGGCGCGGGAAACGCAGGTTGATACGCTCGGTCTTCCGGGCAGGAAGCCGGTAGGGGTCTTTCTCGTCAGCACAGCCTTGCTGACACACCTTCAGGCCAGGGAAGTTGTGATCCGACATCTGCTCGTCCATAGGGCGCTTCATCTTGCATCTGTCGCAGATGAAGATCGCCAGTGAGGCGTTGCCGAAGGTGTCGAGAAAGACCGGCATATTTACTTCGTGTAAACGCTGATGTTCGGCGCGAAGTAGATCGGCGACTTGTCGCGCTCTTCTGCTTCTGCCAGAGCAAGGTACTTCTCGGCCTGCTGCTCCAGGTAAGTGACGCGAGCGATGTCCACTGCGGGCAGTTCCAGAGACATCTGGTGGGCAAGCATATTGACCACGGCCATGTACCACCGCTGAGGGATCTGTAACTCGTCCGTCAGGTCGCCCACGTTCATGATCTGCTTGGAGTACCAGACCGTCATCTGAACGAAGGGGTCAGAGGGCACTGGCCACAGGTAGATCTGCGGATCAGGAACCGTGCGGTTGAACCAGAACTGGTAGGGCTGATTGGCCGTGAAGTTCTTGTTGGGCAGGTTCGTGTAGTCGTCCCGGTTCAGGCGCGACATCGTGATCTCTTGGCTCATGTTGCCAACCCAGAACTCACGCAGAGCCAAGGTCGTGCCGCCGTAAGCCCGGACACGGTAATGCTGGACGCTCTGACCAGGATTGATGTCCGTCCAGATCCATTCGTTGTCCCTGACCGCAACAGCCCCCAGATCCTCCAAAGTGGACCAGGAAAGGCCGTCAGTGCTGTATTCCAGGGTCAGATTCCACGTTCCAGACCCGCCACCTGCGATGTAAGGCAGCAAACCGATCGATCCGGCGTAGATCGGGTTGTCCGTGCCGAAGTCGATGGAGATGTTGCCGTTGGCGGAGGTCTGTTGGCAGTAGGTTGCGGTGTTGGAGTCGCCCACAAAGGCCACCGTACCCCCTGCAGAGGTCGTGTAAGACCCATTTGGGCGCTGCATCGTGCGATACAGAGCGTTGAGAACGTCATTTGCACCCGTTGGAAGGGTGTAGATGTAGTTTTCGGGGGTCAGACCGAAGACTTTCTTCTCAATGGCCCAGTATTGGATGCCAATGTTGATCAGGTTCGTCAAAACGAAGCCAAGAGACTCCCGAGCACTCAAAACTTGCTCAGAAGTCAGTTCTTCGGCCAGTTTTCCGCACCTTCTGGCAGCATGGTCGATTAGCGTCTGGACATTGAAGACTTGTCCGTAGGCTTCAGAGTAGGCCATTGAGTCTCCTTTAGAAGCCTGAGCACTTCCAACGCTTCATCGAAGCCCTTGCGCGGCTTCCAGGCTCGCTTTTTTCGGCAATCGGACGCATCCGGGCGCAGAAAGAGTCCTTCCGGGCCCCTCCTTGGGGCTGCGGAGCCTTCAAATTGCTGCCCGTCTCGCGGTTGTACTTCTCCCGACCCTTCTGAGTCAGGCCCGCACCCTTAGAAACAGGCAGTTTTTCGCCCCGACCAACGGCCAGAGAGACGTTTCCGCCGTCCTTCTTGCCCTGAGCGCGACGCTGAACATCGTAGGCGATGGCCACGGCCTGCTTCACAGGCTTTCCGGCCTTCACTTCCGTGCGGATGTTCTCCTTGAAAGCCTTCTCGGACTTGCCTTTGATGAGCGGCATGGTCAGGCCACCTGAATCATCGAAGCAATGATGGCCGGAATCGCAGGGTAAACAGGCGAGACACTGGCCGGGAGGTGCTCAATCGACACAGTTGTGGAAGTCGGAAGCCACACAACTTGGACATAGTCCGCAGCGTTGAGATCCAACAGAAAAGTCAGCGCCGCCACGTTGTATCCGAAGATGCTTGCGCTCTTGCGGGCCACGACCGTGTACTGCGTAGCGGAGTTCGCCAGATCAAGGCCGTTGATGCGAAGCCAGACCGTTGCGTCGTGTTGAGCATTGTCCGTGTTCTTGAACTGGATGCTGAACTGCAGGTTGTACTTGCCCGCTGCCGGAACCGTGATCTTGCTGTTGTCCACAAGCGTCACGCCGTCGGCCACATCTACGGTGTTGAAAGTAACAACAGTTCCCGAACTGATGCTGCCGGTCTGGTCGGTGCTGTCGCTGAAACCACCATACGCTGCGCCAAAAGCCCGCATGGTGGCCAGAGTTGCCTTGACGTTGGCCCCGCTCTGAATCAAGGGAACCAGTTCTGCGCCTGTCAGCGTTGCGGCTGACGGCATTGCGGAAATCTTTTGGTCGCTCATTAAGATGACTCCAAGATGATCTTGCTGTCGTCCTCTTGCAGGACATAGCCGGGAGAGGTCTCATCAGCGATGTAAAACGTCGTGACTGGCGTTGCGCCGTAAAGGTCAACAACCCCATCATCACCAACATCCTCACCGACACCACCCCCAACGGGGTTGACGGCGTTGACGTTTGCGCCAAAGCCGTCCGTCGTGTTGGCCTGATTGGCGACGCCGCCGTAGCCAACGTGAGGCATCAGATCCCCGCTTGAATGAGTTTCAGAGTGGCGGTTCCGGTTCCAGAGTTCACAAGCACCTTGATGCCAGTGACCGGGAAAGCGTAGTTGCCATCCTGATTGGTGGTCTCGCCCGCAATCGTCGGGTGGGAGAACCAAGTCGTGAACCCAACTGCGGGATCATCGAACGTATGCTGAACGGTGTAGTCCACAGTACCCGTCACGATCACACCAAAACCCACGTTGAACGGGGTGATGTTGGTGTTCATGACCAAGGAACTGCTAGAGCCCGTTCCAGTCTTGGAAACGGTTTGAACCTTCATGGTGACCCTTCAAAGAAAGCGAGGGCCGAAGCCCCCGCTCGTTTTCAGCACTTTACCGATCCGCCCCGCTTCTTGGAAGGGGTGACAGTTACAGACTTCTCAGTCTTGGTCACACTTCCAGAAGGAGCCTCCTTGCCCTTGAAGAGGCCTTTGGCCGCCTCAAACATCCGCTTTGGTGCGCCAAGGATGGCGTCACGCATCGCTTTGTTCTCAGCAGTCTCGGCCTTCTCGTAGTCGCGGAAAGCGCGTTCAGCATCGGCTTGCTTGATCGCAGATTGAGCCTCAGCAGGAATCTTCCCGCCTTCGGCCATCTTGACCTTGCCACCGTGCTTGAACGTCCCCGACTGGAGATTGTTCTTCACAGACTTGGAAACGGGCTTGGCCGGGTACGCGACGGGACGACCAGAGTCGTTAACACTGCCCCCCGCCGCGAAGGCTTTTTTTGCGGAGCCGCCTTTCTTGAAGCCGCCCGCATTGCCCTTCTTCACTTCACCCGTGGTGGTGTTGGTCACCCCAGGCTTGGAAGTCGAGACATTGCCTTCAACGCCGCCACCCTTGGCATAGCAAGCCTTGCCGCCCTTCTTGTAGCCACCGGCATTGCCCATCTTGACCTCGCCGGTCTTCTTGGGAGTGTGGTGTTCACCTTCAGCGGTGACCATCTTGGTCTTGACGTAGCCTTTTGCGCCACGCTCAGACTCGGACACCGGCAGGATGCCACTCTTAGGAACAGCGCCGCCTTCCTTGAAGCCGCCCTGACCCATCACGACGCCGCCGGTCTTCAGACCCTTGTGGGCCTTGGACGCAGGCATAGCAGCGTGCTTTTGCAGAGCGGTGTCGCCACCTTCCTTCATGCCCATCATCGCAGCGCGACGAGCGGCCATCGTAGGCTTCTTGGGGCGCATGGCAGGAGCCATACCACCGCGGGCACCAGGAGTGGGGGCCGCAGCCAGACCACTCATGACGCCGCCGTTCATCATCTTTTTGGGATTCTCAACGGCGCCACCCTTCTTGAGTTTCAACTCAATAGAGGGCTCGGTGGTCATCATTTTGACCATCGGTTTGAACTGGCCCATGATGCCTCCTTAGACCTTCTGGGCGTAGACCACCGTGAGGCGGTACACACCCTGCGTGGTGCTGACAGTGCCGTTCGGGTCCACCGTGAAGGCAACCGTGGTGTTCGCGTTCACATCCGACATTGCGGTCAGTTGAGCCGCAGTGAAGGCCAGAGAAGCGCGACCGCCCGCGATCACATCGGTAGCCGACAGGTACTGAGTACCCGCAGCAGCCGTGCCGATCGTGGCGTTCACCGCCGTTGCCGTGCCGCCACCAACCACAGGAGTCGTAGTGCAATCAATAAAGAAATTGATGATCTGCGAATCTGCGGGGATGGTGATCGTGCTCGTCACAGCAGTGCCCGCCGAGACCGTGGTGGCCGTGGTGGTCTGCGTCAGAACAACGAAACCGCCATCGACGGTGTCGGTCAGGGTGCCGGAGCCAGAACGAAGCGTTGATCCGAAGTACGTTTGTGCCATTGTCTTTCTCCTTTAAGGAGAGGGAGCCGAAGCCCCCTCTGTAGGTTTAGACGCCGGGAGTACCGTACATCGCACGCGGATCGGTGAAGCCCACGTCGTAACGCTCGGTGGCCTTGTACCGCATGGTGTCGGTCTCAAAATCACCTTCCATCGTCTTCTCCAGACGACGGCGCATCAGCAACTTCATGCCTTCCGGTGCATCGGTCTGCACCCACCATGCGGTGGGAGAGGTCAGACGCGACAGAACAGCGGCACCCTCGTCGAGCAAGCCAATCGACTTGACCGGGTTGATGTCGTTGTTCGCGTTACCGGCACGCAGCACGGACTTCAGCAGCACTTCGGCCTGGAAGATGTTGCCAGGAGCCACCACCAGTTGGCGGGGAACCAGACGGATCTTCTTGCCGTTGTTGTCCACAGCCTGACGGATCTGAATCAGCATCTGCTCCAGAGAGGTCTGGGACAGGTTGGCTGCAGTCGTCAGCAGGTTGGAGAACGTGCCGTTGACGATCG